CTGCGCACCACCCAGATGATTACCCGCGCAACGGCCACCATTGACGCCGAGTACAACGCAACGCCAGGCGACTTCTTGGAGGCGCGGACGTTCAAGATGGACACAAACCCCGTCAGTCCGTTGCAGTTTGAGACCATTGACAGCCTGGATGACTTGCTGACTCAGTACACATCCAGCGGCAAGCCTAAGTTCTTTGGCGTAGTCGGGTCGCAGCTACGCGTTGTGCCTATCCCTGACTCCAGCTACACGGGCGAGTTGATCTACTACAGCAAGCTCGCCAAGCTATCAAACTCCAACACCACCAACTGGCTGCTCACCAAAGCGCCTGATGTCTACCTGTACGGTTCTTTGTTGCAGGCTGCACCATACCTACAGGACGACGCAAGAATCCAAGTGTGGGCTGGCTTGTACAAGGCAGGCATAGAGGAACTGCAAATTGCAGACGAGCGCGGAGCGACTAGCGGCGGCGTTCTAAAGTCACGCGCCAAGTCTTTCGGTTAAAATTTTCCCAGTTTTGGAGAACAAAATGCAATCAGAGCGTATCAATGGTCAAGATGCTGCAAGCGTAGCAATCTCGCGTCAATCCTCTATGGATGAGAGCATCGGAGTAACCGGCTTTTACGAGCTGACTTGCTTCGACAAGGACGGCAATCTGAAGTGGTCCCAGCCAATCAAAAACTTGGTGGTGACTGCCGGTAAGAATGACCTGTTGGACAAGTATTTTGCCGGTTCTGCTTACACCGCAGCCTGGTACATCGGACTGGTTGACGGCGCATCTTCTCCTACCTACGCCGCTGGTGACACCATGTCATCTCATGCCGGATGGAGTGAGACAGTGGCTTACTCCAACTCCACCCGTCCATCGGTTGCATGGAACTCGGCATCCTCCGGTTCTAAGGCATCAACAGCTACATCATTCACGATTAACGCTACAGCTACAGTGGCCGGTGCATTCCTGACCACCAGCAGCACTAAATCAGGCACTGCTGGTACTTTGTACTCTGCTGGTAGCTTTACCGGTGGCAATCGTTCTGTAGCGTCTGGCGACACGCTGAACGTCACATACACTGCATCGGTCTAAGGAATCAATCATGGCATTCAAGACAGGTGATACCGTAACCATTAGCGGAACATCCATGACTGGCACGATTGTGGTCGGAGCAGTTGTGGATGACGATTCGACATTGCTATTCAAAGTCCAATATACCGATCAATTCAACCAGGCACAAGAGCGTTTCTTCAAAGAAAACGAACTTGTCGCAAGCTGACCTATAGGAGTCTTTAATGGCTCTAGTCATAGATGATCGCGTACAGGAGACCACTACCACAACGGGTACTGGAACTTTAACGCTTGCCGGTGCTGTAACTGGCTATCAGTCATTTTCTGCTATCGGTAATGGGAATACCACCTACTACTGCATCACCGACGGAACAAATTGGGAAACCGGACTAGGAACATACACCTCTTCCGGCACAACGCTTGCCAGAACGACGGTTCTGGAGTCAAGCAATTCTGGTAGCTTGGTGAACTTCCCAGCAGGAAGCAAAAACGTCTTTGTGACTTATCCAGCAAGCCAAGCAACGCTGCTTGATGCAGCCCAAACTTTGGCAAATAAGACGCTAACTTCTCCAACCATTAACGGGACATCATCAGACGCTAATTGGAAATACCGCGCTGTACGTTTTGATTTTGAAGGTGCAAATGGAGATACAGTTGCTTACAACTATGTAAATGGCTTAACTGCTCTGACAAATAGCGCGGCATTATCAACTACACAAGTAAAGTATGGCACTACATCTTTGGCTTGTAGTGGTGGGGCTACATCAGGGCTTCCACAACTAGTTCCTACTCTTCCATTAACAATATTAACAAATAATTTTTGTATTGAGCAGTGGATTTACCCTACATCATTTACAAACGCTACAGCCGCTGGAGTGGTTGAAATTGGCACTAGTTCCACAGCGCGGGTTGCTATTTATTTTACGTCGGCCACCCAAGTTAACTTTAGGCTTAATGCAACAAGCAATTTATTAACGCTATCCACTATTGGTATCAGCTTAAATACATGGACGCATATTGCAATTGAAAGAACATCAACAGCAACAAATGGCTTAAAACTATATATTAACGGCACGCTGCAAGGCACGTTCACTTTTGCCACATCAATCCCATCAACATGGAATCTCTATATTGGCAGCACAAGTGATGGCTATCCTATGGCTGGCTACATTGACGATTTTAGACTGACAGCAGCTACAGTCTATGGAGCAGCATTCACTCCACCCACAGCCGCACTACCTGTAGCTCCCTATGTAATTACAGGGATGGGGCCAATTGGCTTTTAACCATGTTTGGTCTTGCGCCATTCGGTACACCATTTAGCGCGCCAGGGAATTCGTACTCTGTTTACGCTATCGCGGGTGGCTACGGCGGCAACTTCTACGGGTACGGTCCATATGGCGTCAGCGTAACTAGCGATTTTTTGATTGGTGGTTTTGCATACGACAAGTCATTATCTGAGTCAGGGTCTGCGGCAGACGCCGAGTCAGCAACTACAACGCTTGGACTGACCATATCGGAAACCCTGTCAGCGTCCGACGTTCTCACCAACATTGCCACACTAGTGGCAAGCATTGCGGAGTCTGGGTCTGCTGCTGATGCGATAGATACCAGCCTAGTGGCAGTGGCTTTTGCCAGCGAGTCTGTAACGGCATCCGACTCGATAAACAGCACCATCGTATTTTTGGCGCTTGTCTCTGAATCTGCAAACGCATCAGACGCGCAAGTTTGTGTCTTGACGATACCGGTTCAAGTATCAGAGACACTGAGCATATCGGACGCAGTCACCAACGTATTGCAAGCAGTGGCGGCTGTCTCAGAGTCACTCACAGCATCAGACGCAAGCGTAGGCGCGTTGACCATGTCTGTTGCTGTTGCGGAGGCGCTGACAGCGTCGGAGTCACTATTCCCAGCATTTGGCTATCAAGTTTTTAACTCTGAATCTGTAACTGCGGCTGATTCATTAACCATGACGGCGACATTCCTGGCGAGTGTCTCCGACTCTTTGGCCGCCATAGATGCCTACGAAAACGTCGGTATCTTTGTGGCGAGCATCTCCGAATCAGGATCGGCGCTGGACGATTACCTGCCTGGCTTGGATTTTCTTGCGTCAATTTCCGAGGCGGCTACCGCACTGGACCTCATCACGCAGCGGCTGAAGTGGGAGCCGGAGCCAATCAATTCCGACACCTGGACTGACTCTGGCGCATCAACTACTACATGGACTACGCAGTCCCCAGATTCACGTAGCTGGACTATAATTTCTGACAACACCGACACCTGGACACCAGTAGGCGCAACGTCCAAGGATTGGACAACCCAATGAGGTAAATCATGGCTGATACCACCACCACAAACCTACTTCTTACCAAGCCCGAGGTAGGCGCAAGCACCGACACCTGGGGCACAAAGATCAACACCGATCTGGATACCATTGACGCATTGTTTGATTCTGGTCCTGTTTTGAAGATTGCAAAGGGTGGAACTGGTGCATCTACAGCATCCGCAGCAAGAACAGCATTAGGTCTGGCAATTGGCACAAACGTGCAGGCGTGGGATGCTGATTTGGATACATGGGCAGGAAAAACTGCGCCATCCGGCACTGTAGTCGGAACGACTGACACCCAGACTCTGACCAATAAGACGCTGACAAGTCCTACGCTGAACACCCCCAATATTGACTCTGCGCAGTTTGCAACGGTCTCGGGTACAGCGCCTATCTATCCTTGCCGCGCTTGGGTTAACTTTAACGGCACAGGGACTGTTGCGATTCGTGCAAGTGGGAATGTGTCGAGTATTACTGACAATGGGGTTGGCGATTACACGGTTAATTTCACAACTTCAATGCCTGACGCGAATCATTCATCTATTGTTGGAGCAAGAGTTAGTTCTAGTGCTGTTCGATATAGTGGGGTTACAGTATATGCGGCTGGATCGGCAAGGCTTCTTCTTCAAGATGGTGGTGGCTCTGCTTTCGATTCAGATTTTGTTTCGTCAGCTACATTCCGCTAATAAGGACATTCAATGAATCAAAGAATCATTTACCCAGCCGACGATGGCGGTGTTGCCATCATTGTCCCAGCGCCTGAGTGCGGCCTGACCATTGAAGCGATTGCCGCCAAGGATGTGCCTGCTGGCAAGCCATTCAA